AGTTTTAAGTGTCTTCTTTTCTACACTCTCTTTAAACTCCTGATGAACATCATCAACATCAACACCAATATTTTTCTTAATGAAGTTTCTAACTTCTTTCCAATCCATACCTTCTTTTTCTGCAAGCCCTTTGACTGCTCCGACAACAATTGCTCTTACTGTAGGGTTAGATATCCACTTCCAACCAAATTTGATTGCTTCAAGTGCATCTTTTTCTTTGCCAGTGTTCATGTATTTGTTGACAAGTTTAGTCGCTGTCACAACATCACCGAAGCCTTCTACATCTTCAACTTCTTCGCCACGAACTTTTGCGGCAAGGTCTGCGTCTGCTTTACCCCATGTACCTTTACCTTTAGTCACAAAAGAATTAACTCTTGCAAACGCCCATTGTTGTGCAGTAGCACCAGGGCGGTGTCCAGTTTTGTATGCCGCCATTCCTCTGTCATAGACTTTCTTCAGAATGCCGTATGAGATTCCAGTCTTCTCTGCTTTATCAACAAGTCCTTTGATTTTTGCTTCATCCAACTCATCAAACAGTTCTGCAACTTCACCGAACATCTGTTGATATTTCTTTGTGTGCTTTGATGGTTTGGTCTTGGCTGAAGCATCACCTGGAGCAGGTCCACTCTTTCCTTTAGCGAAATGAGCGGCACGCTTTTCTTTCGTTGACTTTGACATGTCACCTGCGTAATACTTTTTTGGCTGGGAGCCCTCTCTGTCTTCTATATCTTTATCTTGTGCAACGCCATCAATTACAAGTTTCTGGTCTGGCGTTTTAAAGTCTTTCTTTCGCATGACTGTCTTTGCAACCATGTCGAGTTCGTTATTCTTTGCATCCCATTTCAATACGAATGGCATGTTTACATCAGTTCTAATATCATTAAGAACCGCTTCGGCATCTGGTCCGAGTTTTGCAATCTTCTTGCCATACTTTGCATATGTCTGTTTGAACAGACGAACAAGTTCGGCGTTTGTTATTTGCTTTTTATTTCTTGCATCATTTACTCGGTCTAAAAAGTGTCTTGTAAATTCAACATCAATACCGACTTTAGAAAATAGTTTATCTGCATACTTCTCAATTGCGTTTAGGTGTGCTTTTGTAATCTCACCCTCTTCAGTGACAACAACCTTCCCACGCAACAAGTCGAATGAAAGACTTCTATAATCTTTAAATTCTTCTTCGAATAAATCATTGATATTTGCTGGAGCATATTCTTCATCCAACTCTTCATCAATGTTCCACTCTTCTTCTTTAGTCTTATCTTTGTGCATCTTCCATGCAGTAGCGTACATGACCTTTTCCCAGTCATTGCCATATCTGTCTTTGAATTCTGCTTTTGTTTCAGGTTTCTCCAACCACTTTTCAATCTCAGCATCTGGTGGCGCTTTTTCTGAAATCATTTCTTCTTCGTTTAGCAATGTCTCACCAAACAACAATTCAAACATTTCATTAATTGCGGCAAGTTTCATACCTGTACGAATTTTGTTGAACAGCACACGCTTGTCTGTTGTACCTAGTGTGTCTGGCACTCCAGCAACGAAACCTTTTTGTTTCTTACCGTTTTCGTCTACATAGTCATCAAAGTGACCATCTGCCGCAAGTTTGCGTAGAACGGATGCAGACATTGCATCGGCAGACATACTTTTTGCTTCGTCACTATCTGGGTCTGCACGATTACCAGCAGACTTAATCTTAACACCATCTTCAAACTCGTAGAAACCATGACGACCTTTTACGCCATTATACTTGTTTAGAAGTTTATCGAATTCAGCAACACGGTCGCCACCAACAACCATAGTTACATCCGTGTAACCTTGGTCGTATAGTTTTACGATAACATCAAACGATGTTTTGATTGTCTTATCTGAACTGATAGATTTGGCATAAGTGCGAAACATCTTACGCATGAATTTAACTTTGTCAGCGAATGACAAAGGATTCTTTTTAGGGTCTTGTGACTGTGACGGGTATACTTTTAAATCAGCACCTTGTGCAGTGGCAATTTTAGATGCCGCTTTCAAAAGTTTTTCGTGTCCAGTTGTGGGTGGGTTAAATCGACCAAAAGAAAAGACAACACTTTTCTCTTTCGCTTCCCCTAAATTCTTAAATTTTTTCATTTAACTCGTATCCTTTATTGATATTCACTTAGTCCAATTTTTTGCGGCAGTAAAGTTATTGTATGAGAATGTCAGCCTGTCAACCAGTTTTACTGCATTCCCTCCGACTTTATCTACTGCAACAAATCCTTCAGGTTCTGTAACTTCGTAACCATTGTCAGTTCTATTGAACGTTTTCGTTAATTGTTTCACACTCTCTAATTTACGGACAAGCAATATTTTGCCTTCATTAATCAAAGAATAAAATGCAAATGCCGCAACCAAAGTCTTCTGATATTTTTGCGTCAACCTCATATACTCATCACGCATTTGCGCTTTTTGGTCTTTCGCTTTTTGTGTTTTTACTTTTGCGATTTGCTTATCATTAAAGTATGTCTCTATGTATTTAGTATAATCAGCCGCGGCAGATTTAGGATTTACGTTCTTTTGTTGTCTGATTTTACTATTAATAAATGTCTTAATTGAAGCACCAGCAATGCCGCCAGTCATTGTTTCTTGCATCTTCAGAATTTCTTTGAATTCTTTTGAGTTGATACCTCTGAATGCTTTGCCTGCTTTTGATAGAATAACATCAAGTTCAGTTGTCTCTTTTGAGGTCAATGTAGCGTTACCTGATACGTCTTTGTATTCTGCATCCTGATACCACAAACCAGAAACGTTACCGAAACCAGATACATCAATATTAAATGTTGCACTCATATCTTGCAATGTAGGTCCACCAGAATACTTCGTATGAATGATGATACCCATGTTCGACTTACTAATTGTTTTGCCGAGGTCACTATCAACTGGTACAGCATATACAATAGCATTTGGACCAAAGGTAATTAGTTTCTCGCCTTCAATTGTTTCTGTCTTCAAGTCTTTTTTAGTAAACATCAAGTCACCTTGATATACATCGCCACCAAGTTTTAACTTCTGTAGATGGTCAAACGAGACTTTCAATTTGTCAGATAATTCACCAGAAGTGTCTGCATCAATATCTGCATGTGATTTGTATACTTTAGGGTTCTTGTTGAAGATACCTTTCTTTGCAACAAAAAACTTACCATCTTCTGGGTCGATACCAAAGAAGACTGCGGGCGCACCGTCCCACTTTACAGTGACATTGACTTTGCTTTTTGTGTCGCCTCTGAGCATATCACGCAATGAACGTAGGAAGTTAATCGCCGCACGACCACCGTTAATTCCATTGTTGAATAATTCGTCTTCTAAATGCTCAAGGTGCAAGTTCTTACCTGCGGCTTCATCTAACTGTTGATAATTTGAAAAACTTTTCATCGCTTGACTACCTTCACGTTTTTGTTGATACGAGTTTTCTTAACTGCAAGAACACGCAAGCCAGGGATTTTAGAACCCTTGCGAGAACTGTCGTTTCTCATTAAGAAATACACTTCGTAATCACCTTTTAATTCTCTAGGACTAGTAATAATCTTTGTTACGTCTATTATAACACTTTCTGTATCTGCGTCAATCTTATATTTGCCATTAAATGTTTTTTCTAGTACACAACCATTGGGTAAAATATCTGTACCAAATACAACGTTAATTAGTTCTTTTGAATTGGCTTTGACTGCAAGGTTTGGTGTGAGTGTAAATACTGAACGTACTTTTGGGTGAGGTTCGACTTTGACTGTGCCTGCTTTTTGTTCACGCCTGACAATAGTTTCCATGTCTTTACCCCAATAACTGTCTGCGGATTCCCACATCTCAGCCTTGTCTTTCTTCAGTGAAAGAGGAAACTTATTGCCTTCTGCGTCAATAATATTTACATCTGATTTTTTGCGGTCTTTAGTATCGCCACCAACTGCTTCAGCACGAACTGCCATAGGAACAGTAAACTTTTTACCTTTTGCTTGGAATACTAAATTAAGGGGACCGTCAGCAAGAGCGGTGTTAATCATATTGATTAGAGTGTATTCGTTCTGAATACCTGCGCTTGCTTTACCCTGTTTGGATTTCGGTGATGCACCAATAGCAAATGCGCCAATACGAACCATGCCTACAGATGAGGAACCATAGTCTTGGTCGTATACTGCGCCAAATGCTGAAAAGTGTTGTGCTATTTTTTCAAGTAACTCAACACGGTTTTCGTCTGTTAATACGGAAAATCTTTTTGAACTGATTTTTTTGAAATCAGTGTAACCCAACTCTTTTAATGCGAGTTGAAGTTCCTTTATGTCAGCAGGACCATTGATTGTCTGCTCCATAAACTTCGTGAATGTTAATGCCGCCATCTTAGAAATATCCTCAAGTTATTTTCAATTATACATGTATATTTATAAGACAGAAGTTTGGTAGCAAGTTACATTATACCCCTTTCAAGTTGAGTAATCTCATCTTTTAAGCGTAATTTTTCTTGCTTAAATTTACTGATAATCAAATCATCTACACGCTCTGCCTCAAGAACTTCAATCTTTTCTGCCAGTTCGGAATGCTTTTTGCATAGACTTTTGATATGACGTTGTGTTTTTTCAATATTCATTATACGTCCTTTTTTGATAAAAAAAAGGGGGCGAGCGACCAAACTCACCCCCTCTAGGCATTCGCTTTCCTTAAAGGTAGAGAGGACCCGTCCAGCGAATTTCGTAAGCACCAAAGATATTGCCTCGTGCTTTGTTACGAGCGGGAGCGTTGTAACCAGCGGCTTTTAAGATATCTCCGTACTTAAATTTCTTGTCGTTTTCAGTGTTCACAATGAAACCCCAAACACTATTCTCTTTGATGATTTTGATATACTTCTGACCAGGGCGAACTTCGATATTATCATAGAATTTTTCCATCTGTTCAGCAAAGTAACCACTCAATTCTTTCTGACCACCACGGGTCGCAAAGTCTTCATAGTCAACTTTAATCATTTCAATCAAAGTATTTACTGCTTTTGTCATTTGTTCATTCATAATATATCTCTCTTTTCTCAACGTTATACAAGTATTATAGCAAAAGAATATGGTGCAGTCAAGGGTTAATTTGGTTTATTTTGGTAAAAAACCTAAATTTCTTGGAAGCACATTAGAGCAAGTTCACGCTCAGTTCGGAATGCTTCTTTTTCCCAAGGCAGGTCATCGTAAGAAGTGCTATCAGCGACACGGGACTTCTTCCACATCATCTGACCGTGCCTATCACGGCGCATCTCACGCTTTGCGTACTGCTTAACATGAACCATCTCATGGCAGACAGTGCTAACCAAATCATAAAGACCCATGCCTTTTCTGATTTCAAGCGAGAATTCACGATTGTTGTCTTCTTCCATACAATAACCGTATGCATCAATCTTTGCTAGTGATACTTCAATATATAGGGTTTTCATACGAGGCATCATGTGGTTGATACACCACCCGACTACCTTCTCAACAATCTCACGTTCTGACTTCTTGCCACCACTAACTGATACAATGTTCATACAAGAACCTCTTATTGAAACAACTTAGACATGTTTTCGAAGACAACGTTATAAGCATTTACTTCATACTCATAATATTCAAAGAAATCGTCATCATCTTCAAAACGGGGTGAACCAGAGCAATGCTCTTCCCAACAACGGTCCATCGCTTGAAGACCTTCAAGCAAGTCACCTCGCCCGTGGTTCTTCATAGCAATAACACCATCATCAAAAGACACTGCATTTTCATAGAAATTTGGGATACGAAACATAGATATTCCTCTCTCTTCATCAATTTATACATACATTGTACGATAAGATTGATGGATTGTCAAGGATTATTTTGGTCTGTAAGTTGTTGATTTATAAGGGAATGCCAAAATAGTTGAAATTATTTTGGTAATATGGTGTCATTTAGACAAAAAAAAGGGGCGTTGCCCCTTGGAAGAGCAACACCCCTAGGTGTCTATCGAATGCGGAGAGAAACCCCCACTCACGGTTACATGCACCGCCCTTGTCCGCTTTCCTTTACTTGGATTTGATTTGTACAATAAATGCTTCTCCAACACTTCCTACGCTGATTATTCTGTACCTCAGCAATTCTTTTGACACCTTATACTCTCGCCCACACATAATCATTAATACTATTTATAAGGCATTACACCATACAAACGTGACTTTTAATCAAAAAATTCTCTTTATCTTTGAGATTTGTGATTGCATATGGGTATGTCCATACAGATGGGAATACAATCAATCGACCTGCTTTTGCGCTAACTGTATTCTGCACATCAAAGAAACCAACTTCAAACTCTTCATCAGTTGTAAGAAACCAGATGAATGTCAGATATCGTTTTACTTGTGCAAGATTGCTTGTATCAACCCCAATGTCTTTATAGTCATTATCATCACGGAACTGATACACATAGAAATCTTCTAAAACAGATTGCTCTGGAAACTGTGCCTGATGAGGTGAAACTGATTTCGCATACACTGGCATTGTTGCTTCAACAATCTTTCTTTGTGTGTTCGAAACCTTATCCCATGCTTCTGACTTCTCAATATTGCATGAAACAAAATGCTCACCTGCGTCTTTGCGAACAATATGATTATCACCATCTTCTCTGAATAGTTTCAAAATCTTGTCGCAATATGACTGAGGAAGTGCATCATCAAAAACTTTGATGTACTTAGTCAGTCTGAAATCAGGTTTGACTTCTTCTTCTTCTACTGTATCTGCCAAATCACTGTCTGGAAGTTGAAACTTCTCTTCTGGTGATTGTGCATCGTCAAGAGGCATTTCTAATGAAATTGCACTACTCTTTGCATTACCTTTACTCAATGTTCTCTCCTGCACTCATAAATGTTGGCGTTCTACCTTGAAAGCCACCGCCATTCTTTTGATTATTTACTAACTTCTCTGCTTCCCAGAGACTTAGACCCTTTGCGATAAGTAGGTTACTATCAACCTCTAAGACACCATAAGTGCCATTGTTCATTTTAATTACATCATACATTAATTCCATCGAACCTCCTATCTTTCTTTTTAGGGCGTAAAGACAACTCTTCATTCATCTGTTGACCAAATGCACCATTATCAAATGCTGGTTTGTCTTGTTGCTGTCTGCCAGTATCAGTCAATCCATCTTGTGCATCTTGCTCACAATCATATAGACGCATCTTGCTTCTATCGACACCAACAACAAATCTCTTATGCAACCCTGGGTCACCATAACGATTTTTCAGTTGCTTAATCATAATCTGACCAAGTTCTTCAAGTTCTTCTGTGCTAATCAAAGCAAACATAAAGTCTGCGGTTGCTGGTAGACCAAAGGATTCTGAAGTATCTTCAAGACCAACATCAGAGTTACTAAAACCAGAACGTGTTGTCTGAGTAGCAGAAACAATAGGTACACCAAACTCAACAGCAAGACCACGAAGTTCTTCTGCAATAGATTTAATCATCGTATATGAGTTTGCATTCGCACCTGCTTTGATACGAAATGATGCACAGATATTCAGATAGTCAATGTAGATAATGTCTGGACGAAAGTTCTTTTTCAAGTTCAGTTCGTTCAACAAGTGACGGAAGTGACCAGCATGGGCAGATGCAGTTGGAAACTCTTTTACAATCAGTTTACCTTGCGTCTTTTTCACCAAACGATTAATCTTCTTGTCATACATGTCTTTTGATAGAACACCCAAATCATCAAGCGATACATCAAGCAAGTTTGCATCAATACGTTCAGCAATCTTTTCTTCTGCCATCTCCATAGTGATATAGAGAACGTTCTTGCCAATGTTTAGATTTGCACCTGCACAGTGACACATGAACAAAGACTTACCAACACCCGTACCCGCAAGTGCAATATTCAAAGTCTTGTTAGGCAAACCGCCTTTGGTAATATCATTCATCAACTGCAAATCAAATGGTAT